GTTAACCCAGCAAATACAAATCAACCAATAATGTATACAGTATAAAAAAAATAAAAGACCCATAGGAGGTCCACTCCTATGGGAACTTTGTTTCACTAAACTATTATTTATTTAGTATACATTTCTTCAACTTATTCTCAAAGATCCTCACTTGATCTTCTGCAGAAAACAATGTACAAATCTTACCATTATTATAAGAGATATATGATGGTCTAACCTTCTTAACCTCTAATAATTGTAAATAAGCTAATTTTACTTTATCCATTATTTTATCCTACATTTGATAGTAACTAAAGTACTTATATCTGGAGAGAATTCAACTTCAATTAATGGCTCTGGGCCTTTTACTACATACTCATTTTCTAATAGACTGTTTTTTAATGTATGGATAAATTTACCAAATATAAATTGCATTTCATAGCATCTAATAGGTTTACCCTCAAATCTACGTGGAGTATGCTTACCAGTAATAGTTAATTCTCTAGTTACTTCATCAAACTCACTATCAGTATAGAATCCGCCTTCCGGTAGATAAGAAAATAATTTAACAATATAATCATTTATCTTTTCTTTTACTAAAGAAACTTTCTCTTCCATAAAATCTCCTATCTAACCATACTTGTACGATTACTTCCAAGTAGAGGAGTAGATGCCATATATCTTGCAATAGCCCCAGCATGTAATACTGGATTGTAAGTCATTAGGAATCTACGTAATCCTCTAATACGAGATATTGGAATATCATAACAAGAGTCTGCGCTAAATCTAAATCTAATAGCCTCAGTTATATTACCAGTCGAATTATCAATCAAAACAAATGGAATCATATCTAATGTATTCTTCCATCTATCCATAACTTTTTGATATTTAACTTTAAGACTATCACATCTAATATCTATAATTTCTCCAGTATCATCTATAATTCTCTGGAATGGAGTATTAGGATTATCTGGATCACAGATAGCAATAGATCTTTCTATAGCCATAAATAGATCATCATAATTATCCCAATCTATATATAAGATATTATCTCTATCACCTTTAGGGGATAATACTAAACGATATCTATATTTAAGATTAGTTGTTATATTAGATCCACCTATGATAAACTCATTATGAAAATTTTCCTTAATTTCTTCGCCAATTTTTCGTTTTCGTGTTTCATTGAAAAGTACTTCGATTTTTAGAGTAAGTCTATAATCTAACTCGAAGACTTGCTCTACAGCTTTAGTATAAATATCGAAGCTAGCCACTTTATCACTCCTGAAATCTTAATTATTCTTTAATATTACCGGTGATATCGATTTTAATTTCAGCACCATTTGGATAGTAGTTAGAATCGATTGCTACACCAGTTAATTCAAATCTATCAGCTACCTTTTTACAAGAGTCTTCAATATTCATCTTAACTGAATCGATTGCACGTTCGATAATATCTTTAGACTCACAATATTGCTCTAATTCTATAGGTGTATTATAATGATAAGTAACTGTAGTTTCTCCAGTTACAGTTTCTAGTTCTACATGCATTAAGAAATGCTGAAGTACTTCATTAATTTCATCTAAAATAATATCTTCAATTTTTCGTTCCATTTTAATTACCTCCTATTAAATATAAGTATCAAAATGTGAAATAAAACTTAAAAAAATAAATCCCATAGGAGTTAACTCCTATGGGAAATATAAACTATTTAATAGTACGTTCATGCAAATCCAGTTTGTTGATTTCTGGATAGATGTCGACTTCATATCGACGTTTGTTTTCTTTATCCACATAATTCAAACGTACCATCAAATCTTTACCAGCTTCTTTACGAATCAATTCATAACGAAGCATCTTTTCAGGTTCTGCACCTGGGTTGAATTTGTTTACAAAGTTTTCAAATGCTAATGCATTCTTCTTATCGGATACAATCTTAGCATTTAAAGTTCGTACAGCTTTAAGAACTAATTCAGCATTAGATTCTTTAACTTTATTAAAGGAATCATAATCCACATAGTTATTCAAAACCCATTCCACATCTGGAATTTCCACTTTTACTTTACGTTCGCCATTTTCTGGTTCACTTTGTACAGTAAATTTTACTGGAGATTCAGGTGTTTCAATATTAGGTTGAGCTACTACCGAACTAAAATTTACAGAGAATAAATCCCCTGTAGGATTTGGGGTCAAGAATGCAGGTTTTGGATCTTCAATAATTTCATTTACTTCAGCACCAATTTCTTCTTCCGGTGCCAAATCAATATCCTCTGCATCATTAGCTAAATCAAAGTTAAGATACTTATTTTGGAAATCATTTAAGAATTTTCCAGTTACATTTTCTAACCCCACTTCATTCTCAATGAATGATGCTGGGTCTTTAAAAATTAGTGTTCTTTCAAGATGGTTTGCCATAATACGTATTCCTCCTTGTGAAATACTATGCAATAAAAATAATATAAAAATGATCAATAGAGTGGTAGAAAGGTATTATAATCATTGCTACTACTATATCTTTTTAAAAGAGGTAACCACTCTATTAATCACAATTATAATATATCATCATTCATCTTTTTGAAAGTCAGATTTATTGAACTTAGGATCATAGGAAATCATACCAAATCCTTGATCGTATTGCCATTTAACATTTTCACGAACTTTATATAACTCATCAGCTTTATCTTGTAGAGTTTGGAAAGGAATTTTTATCTCTCTACATTCGGTGGCATATTTATTAAAGATTGGTTTCTTAGCATTGTAGAATCTAGATATTTGTCTAAAACCATCATCTACAACTTCAATACAATCAGTATTATCATTACGAGTTCTACCAAGAACTTGCTTTGCTAATATTTCAGATTTAAATGGTTCTGCTAAAACTATTGTAGCTTTAAGGTCTCTAATATCTAGAGCCGCACCAGCTGATTTGGTTGTTGATAATATTAGTTTCTTAGAAAGCTGCTCATGTTTAATATCTTTAGGAGTAAGACTTGTGTATACTCCAATATTATCTTTAAACTCTGGGTAGTTTTCTTCTATCCAAGCTTTTACTATATCTATAGCAGAGTTGGTTGCTATATAGATTAATACTTTACCATCAATCTTAATAACCTTATCCATTACTATATACATCATATCATAGAATGAATTATTACATACAATATGATTTACATAAGCATTTCTATTTAGGCCATATGCTTGATTAGAGCACTCTCTCATATCTTGTGGAGTAGGTCTGCTATTGAATCTTAGTGCAGTGTATCTAGTATGAGGATCCGAATCTTCATCAAATAAATTTATTGCAGGAATATTCTTGAAATATAATTTATAAATAAAGTTTTCAGTTTCATCAGATCTACCAGGTGTAGCAGTTAGATATAAAGTCTTTCTAGTATTAGTAGAATAATCTACATAACATATATTATCAAAATTAAGATGAGCTTCATCATAAACTTTAAGCTGAACTTGAAGTTTCTTAAATAGCTCCCCTATAGTATCCCAGCCATTAGTATTACCAAAGCTTTGTAATGTAGAATGGGTAACTAAGAATACCTTATATTTAGTTACATCAGTGATCCCATTTAGTACTTTATGGATAGCTACAGACCCATTCAAAACTAATACTTCACGATTTTCATCTATATTAGTATATTCACCCACACAGTTTTTCCATTGATCTAACCAACCAGTTGTAGATGCAATAACTATAGTTCTAGCTCTCCAATAAGTTAAAGCCGCTATAGTTACATATGTCTTACCTTTACCAGTCGGTAGATTTACAGAAAGCTGTGTAGCATTTTGATTTGAATAATATTCGCCTTTACCTAGAATAAATGCCAATGCTTCTTTTTGCACATCATCTCTAGGTAAATACTTAATAAGTATTTCAGAAGTCGGAAAGAATGGATCGCTATTATATTCTCTTACAGGTTCAGATTCAACAAACTTCTTTATGAAGTATACATCTAATCCTCTAGGAAGAAATAGTCTTCTATTCACTTCATCATACATCATTCCTTTATATGATTTAGTATAAGTTATTCTATCAAATATAGTAAAGTATGACTCTAATCTAGGTATATCTCCAAGATTATAATCATTAATAACTATAGAGGAATTTCTTAAAACTAATTTATTCATTAGAGATTATCTCCGAATCTAAATAAGACGCAAATATTTCTATATTATCAAGAATATACATAAATGCACTAGAGATGTGGGATACTTTATCAAATCCCATTGATTCTTTAAATTCTAATGCTTCTATTAAATATTTTAGATCTTTAGCAAAGTCATCACATACTTTTTTATCAGCTAAAACTTTAAAATTTATATTAAAATTATTTATAAGGCCTAATGTATGTACACTGATAGGTCGATATAATTCAAGGTAATGACCAGTTATATAAACTTCAAATGATCTATTAGTTGATTTTTTATCATACATTATGGTTAAGTCATTTGTATTATATAGTATGCTATTATATAGCTCTATAAAATCAATTACTTTAGTTTTCATAAGTATTCCTCATAAAAAATTAAAGATAAAGAGAAGGGTAATATTACCCTTCTCTATTAACTTATCTAAATATATATTTCATAGCTCGGATTTTTACTCTAATAGCATTCATTCTACTAAGTGCAAATCCTAATTTTTTATATGTAACTTTATAGACTACGATACCATGCTCATATTCTTTAGAAGCTTTAATCTCACCAAGTACTGCAAATAGCTCAGTTCTAATTCTACTATAAGCTTCTTTATCGATAAATATATAAGAGTAGTATTCATCATCTACATTTTTTAAGATAGAATATAACTCAAAAGATATAGTTGTATTAATCTTAATAGGTGCATCAAGTTTTTGTTTTTTAGTCAAAAGTCCGAGTTCTCGCTCGGACTTTATTTCTCCATCTTTCTCAATATTATTGAAATAGGTATTAGCAAATAAATACTCTACACCATCTATGAATTTATTTCTATGATGCGCTATTGCCAAGCTATTAGATAAAATATTGTAATCGATGTTTTTCATATTAAATATCCCCTTTGAACTCATCATTAATCAAAGCACGTGTCAATGTAGTATTAACGGCATTTGATTCTCTTACTAAGTCAGGCGAATTCATAAACTTTTGAGGTTGTTCTTGGAAGAAATAATCTATCGTAGAAGTTGCATGTTTCTCGAAAGAAGATGGACTCTTCAAAATACGACCTAAGTTTTGGAAATCCAATGTCTTAGTAATAGATGGATTTTCAGCTAATGCTTTGCTTAATGTAAGAATTTGATATGGTTCAGATTTATTATTCCAGTTAGGCATATCATAAATATTATAAGCACTTCTAATTTGATTAGATAATAATACTTCAATATGAGTTGCTTGCATGGAAATACCACCATCAATCAAAGCTTCCATTAAAGCTTGAGCAATTGTGTCTTTATTAAACGATGCTGTTACATCAGATTTATCCATTATATCTTTAATCCTACTTAGAGTTTTAGAGAACTCGTTATTTATAATAGGAGTATAGAATAATACCAAATCTTCTACAGATGCCAATGCAGTCATTGGAATAATAACTTCACCTTCATCTGTTTGATATCGTTTACGTTTGATAAATTTAGTTAACTCTTTAGATAGATAGAATTTATCAATCTTATCAATTTCAATCTTATATGGAGTATCGTGATCGATGATATTGATTGCACTTACATAATCGTTATACTCTAACATATCATCTGTGCTATCATCGACATCATCTTCATTTTCCTTAAAGATTTCCTCTTGATTGAATACAAGATAAATATATTTATAATTCTTATCCTCTACAAGAGTGATAGTTTCTTTATTCTTAACAAAGTTATCTACAAATTGTACAGGTAACTCTAAGTCAGGAATTTCTGTTGCCATTACGTGCTTAGCTGACAATTGTCGCTGAGTTGTATTAGATGTTAATTCTTCACCTGGACGTTTACCTGGGTCAATGTCTTGGTTAATGAAATAAAGATCTCCATAACAATATCTACAAATACCATGACCTTCTGCTTTAGATTGACAAGTCATTGGGCTTCTTGTATAAATTGTTTTACCAATTAAATGAGTATCAGTTTCTTTAATTGGCCCTAAATCAAAACCATCCTCTTCTAGACGATAATATTTAGATGCCAATAATTCTAATACTTTAGCATCTTTGACTTCATACTTAACGAAGTTTCTAGATGTGCATTTATAATTTGGGTCTGGATTAAGTTTGGTTCCTTGGTTGTTTAGACCCACTTTACGAGCCACTGCACCTGATGAACCTACATTAATCTTTGAAATAATTTGTGCTGTACGGCCTGCAGATGATTCGATGAAATAATCGACCAAATCATTTACACCACCATTAATAAAACTATTAGCAATAATATGAGGGAATACGCCACCATTACCATCTGGCTTAGTGCCAATGGATACAGCATATTCTCTAAGCTGTTTAGTATTAATAGACTCATTAGCTCTAAATGCATTAGTATAGATATGGTCATAACCAATAAGCTTTTTAGAGTTTAATACTGCTTCACGCATTTTTCTGATATTATCCATACCAAAATCATTAGCTTTAGCAATATCTACATTAGACATATCTGGATGCAATAAATTATAATATTCAGGTAATGCATCCATCATCAATACATCATCTTGTAAGTTGATGCTATTGGCAAACAATGCTGCAAATTCATCAACCTTACTAATATAATAAAGACTATCAGCAATCATATTATTCTTAACGATAAATGGAATATCAGTTACATGATTGCTAATGAAAAAGTCATCAATATATTTCTTTATAGACTTAGCAGTTATTTCTTTTGCTAAGAAGATATGTTTTGGTTCTACTAGATCTCCAGCCTTAATAATAAGAGACCAAAGAATTAGATTCAGCCAATAATCATGAATGGTCATCTTTAACTCATGACCACAGATAATCAAAGTTAATTTAGATTTAGCCAAGTCAGGATCATCTATTCCGTCCTTTAAGATATCATGAATAGCTTGAAAGTGATTTGACCAGTTTTCCTTACAAATATCTTTGTTTACATCTACTAAAAATTCTCCTTTGTTTTTAATAAAATCAGAATAGATCCAATAATTTTGATAGTTTGTTATATTATCAAACACTGGTCTTTCTCCTTTCGTTTTAAAAACTTTAATATTAAATACTATTACTCACAAGTATAATATATATTCAAATGTAAAAATGACTGTAACAAAATAAACCCGCATAGGATCTTTAAGACCCTATGCGAAGTTTAATTTTTTATTATTTTTTAGGCAAATGTTTAGAACCTTGTGCAGCTTTAAGGTAATCACGTTGACCAGCTTTAGCTACACGAACAGCCATGTTGCTGTATTTTTGAACGATCTTTTTGATCAAAGCACGTTCAATAACGCGGTTTTTAACCAATTTAGTCCACAATGGATCTTTCTTTTCTTTTGCAACTTGGAATGCGGCCATTTTTACACGGCGAGCCAAGTCGTCTTTTTTGCTTAAACGTACCAAAGTACGGCGAGAGATCATTTGTTTTTCCAAAAGAGCTTGTGCTTCTTCAGATTCAGCGAATGCAACACGTTCATCTTGGGAAAGACGGGAAGCCTCAGCGCAAATTAATGCATCAGTATATGCATTAGGATTAGCCAATTCTTGTTCTAGAATTTGGTCTTTTTTGTCTGGATTGAAAAACATGTTTTCGTCCTCCTTAGAGATTATTTTTTAAATATATTTAAAAACGAAATATACGTTTTATTAACTTAATGTTGTTTGTATAAGTGGCTATTTAGAGGCTAAAGGTTAAAAAAGACCATATCGGAAACAATAAATTGTATTTAATTTGGAGGAAAATAATATGAATAGTGAAGTTAAAGCAATTGAATATTATAAAGAAATTGCAAAAAGAAACCTAAGTAAAGTATTTCCTACATTAAGTGAAGATGAAATTCTAACAGCGTTAGATATGATCGTTGATAAACGATATACTAAGAAAGACTGTACTTTAAATAATAACTATACTGAGGAGTTTGTTGAAACTGATGTAGCTCAAATGAGTAACTATATTATCAATAAATCTCCAATTATGGTAGCAAACGGTTGTTTATTTAAACAATACGAAAAAGAATTAACTCCGATGTATAAGCTTATTACATCATTTACAGATAACCGTTCTAAATTTAAGAAAGAAATGTTTAAATATGAGAAGGGTTCTGAAAAGTTTAATAAGTATAATATGCTTCAATTACTAGCTAAGCGTGATAATAACGCATTATATGGTGTAATTGGTAACTATAGTAGTGCATTATATAATCTATATATTGCAACTGGTATCACACGAACAGGACGTGCATTGATTAGTCACGCAATTACATTCTTTGAGTCATTCTTTACAAATAACGTAAAGTTCCATTCTATCAATGAAGCAATTACATTTATTGATAGAGTATCAAGAGAACCATCTATATTTCCATCTGAATTGGTATTAGATCAACCAGTAGAGATTGATGATGTATTCTATAAAATTATGGATACATTTGATAGAAACTACTTTGTGGATTTAAGAGAAGAAATGGAAATCATTTGGGATTTATTATTGAATCAATCTCAAGAGACTTTGAATAAGCTCTTCTATAAAAATAATGCTTTGCAGTTCTGTGATAATTCTTATATGAAGAATTATATTGCAATGACTTTATCTAAATTAGATGATACATTTGTAGATCCTAATGAACCACCAGAGAATATTAAGGATAATCTAGATCACATGTTTGATATCCTTAAAGAATGGTGTTATATGCGTTATATTGTAGTGGATAAGATTGATCGTTCTGCTACTATGAAACGTGATATTAGTATTATTACCGATACAGATTCTACAATGCCATGCTTT